AAACGTTCAACTTCCTCGGGTTCACGCACATCAGCGGGAAAGATCGCAACGGCAGGTTCATGCTGATACGAAAGACCCGCCGGGATCGGATGACGGCAACTCTGAAAGCCATCAAAGACGGTCTGCGAAGGCGCTGGCATTACTCAATCCCCGAACAGGGAAAATGGCTCAGGAGAGTGGTTCAGGGATACCTGAACTATCACTCGGTACCGGGCAACTTCCCCACCATGCAGAAGTTCAGGACACACGTAACAAACCTCTGGCGCCGGGCGCTCAGGCGCAGGAGCCAGAAGGATGATACGACCTGGACGAAAGCAAACAAACTGGCAGCCGCATGGCTACCAAGGGTTCGGGTTCTTCATCCATGGCCTGTGGAGCGGTTCACCGCCAGACACCCGAGGCAGGAGCCCGGTGCGTAAATCGCGCACGCCGGGATCTGTGCGGGGGGTATCCGGTAACGGGTATCCCTACCGCGACATCTGTGTGAGGTGCTAACCATGAAAGTTGAAGTCACAATTGATAAACATAAAAAACTCCCTGATGGCGCTATACCAGCGCTTGAGCAAGAATTGCTGCGCCGCTTGTCCCAGTCTTATGATGACTGCAAATTAACCATTCGACGCACAAGCAACGATGGACTTAGCGTTTTGGGCGGCGCTGATGGTGATAAAAAACGTGTAGAGCAAATCCTGCAAGAGACATGGGAAAGCGCAGACGACTGGTTTTATTAGTTTAATTGTGATGGTGGCGGCTCTTATCCCAGAGCATCGCATTCGCGTTTCCCTTGATGCTGCTACCCGTTTTTTATGAGTGCGTCTGTATGTCGCTCAGGGGGTAATGTGACAGATGGTATTGACCCAAATCAGCAGGGGAATGTGTGGGCCACCATTACGGACGGATCCGGACATGTGTTGTGCTCATTCCGATTAGCTTTGAATGACCGAATCCTTTTATCGAATATTAATAGTGAAGTATCGGTTAGGAAAATTGCTAAAGATGAACACCTCTGGACAAGAAAATCATTAGTGGAGGTTATTAAGGAAATGAGCTCTAAAAATTGACTCATAACAGCTAGCTACATCATACTTGTAGTGCTGGTCTGAACAACCAGCCACCTGACAGTAATGCGCCACCGGAGAACGTGATGGCGCAGCTTCACTTAATAAAACAATCTCAAGGTATCCTGATCCCCGCGACGCCGGAGACCAGTGATTTTCTGCAATCAAAATGCAAGCTCGGATCCGTTCTGGAAGCCGATTATAAGCTTGTCCGCAATCCGGCGTTTCACCGCCGTTACTTTGCTTTACTCAATCTCGGCTTTGAATATTGGGAACCTACCGGCGGGGCGATTTCGTCTAACGAGCGCAGGCTTATCACAGGTTACGCCAAATACCTTGCTGCATATGGTGGGAGTGAATCGGCGTTGCTTGATGCCGCCGGGCAATATCTCGACCGGATAGCTGAGAAGCGATCCGGCTATATCAGTATTTGCAAATCCTTCGATGCTTACCGGGCGTGGGTCATCGTTGAAGCCGGCCACTATGACGCCATACAGCTGCCGGATGGCACGCTGAAAAAACACCCTCGCAGCATTTCTTTCGCAAGCATGGACGAATGCGAGTTCCAGGAACTGTACAAAGCATCGCTGGATGTTCTCTGGCGGTGGATCCTCTCTCGTTCATTCAACAGCCTGCAGGAAGCTGAGAACGCCGCCAACCAGCTTTTAAGCTTCGCGGGGTGATGCCGATGAAATACTCATGGTTTCACCATCTCGAATGCACAACGCAGCAGGCCGACGAATTGGTAGCGAGATATCGTCAGCGGGGCGTAAAGGTTGAACGAAGCTTAAACCCTGACTTTATGACATGGACCGTCAGCGCGCAGCTGGTGGAGGACAAAAATCCGCCGCGCCCAGACTCTCGCTGGCGCAACAGGATGTGGGGGTGAGTATGGCGAACCTTCGCAAAGCGGCTCGAGGCCGCGAATGCACAGTGCGGATCCCTGGTTACTGCAACGGCAACCCGGAAACCAGTGTGCTGGCGCATTACCGACTGGCAGGGACGTGCGGTACTGGATGTAAGCCGGACGACACTCAGGGGGCAATTGCCTGCAGTGCTTGCCACGATCTCATCGATGGCAGAAAGAGAACCACCGATTACACACGCGACGAACTGCGCCTGATGCATGCTGAAGGTGTGATCAGAACATTGGCTATATGGAAACAAGAGGGGTTACTGAAAGCATGAAACTCGAAGCATCCTTAAAACATTTCAGCCCTCAGGGTATCCACATCAGCGATGTTGTGAATAAAACAGGAGCAGAGAACGATGCGTGATATGTATGAAGTTTTAGACCGCTGGGGGGCATGGGCTGCTGCTGATAGTAGTGGCGTTGACTGGCAACCCATTGCTGCTGGGTTTAAAGGTTTACTTCCCCATGGAAAGAAAACGCGCCTGCAATGCGATGATGATGAAGGGATTATGATTGACGGTTGCATTGCTCGATTACTTAGGTATAAGCCGGAAGAGTATGAGTTGATTATTGCGCATTTTGTAATAGGTATCTCATTAAGGGCTATCGCGAAAAAGCGCAAATGTTCTGATGGGACCGTTAGAAAGGAATTGCAGACTGCGATGGGATTTGTAGCAGGTGTATATTATATGATAAAATAGAAATATGGAGGGATACCCTCCATATTTTATAATGCTAAAGCTGCATGGTACAATTTTACGTTTGGATTTGAAGTTAAACAGTTTTCAACTGTTATATATCCAAATTTACCTAGCGACCTTGATATTTGCACAGTTGAGTTTAACTTAGAGAGCATTTTTAAAGCATCAGAAGGAATTCTAGTTTCTTCCTTTTTACTCTGTTGATGTGATTTTGGTTTAGACGTGCAATACACTGAGGCTGAATGGTTTTTATATTTTTCAATCATGTCTTCTCTAGGTAGAGAGGATCTATCGTACGTGGTTAATATAGATATCGGCTTGGAGCGAATAAGTTCATCCCACGTCCTTTGATGAAAACCAGTTTGTGAACCATGATGAGGAAGTTTAAAGAGTCCTACTTTATTTGGCCTCGGGCTATCTATAGCATCGCAAACATCATCCCAACCGGAATGCGCTGATGTTTCAAGATCTGCACCAAGTAATATTTCATCGTTGCCTGAAGTTTGCGAAAACACTCTAGTAACAACACAATAATGATTAGGGTTTATAAGCCTTGCTGAACAAGTCACACCATTTGCATTTTTAGAGTATTTTAACCAATTAGCGAAGTCCAAGATAGAGCGAGATATATCATTATCAGATGGAGAAAGACTTTTAACTTCTAAATTATCTTTGCTTCTATATAGCGTACAATCACGCTTTGCTATTATAAGCTGTTTTTTTTCTAGAAGTGTAGGTAGTAATGACATTACATTTTTTATTTCTTGTGTCTTTGCCATTTCCTCCCCATTAACACTTAAAGCATTAATATATGATTTGAACTCTTGCGTATTCAATGCGGCACTGATGACAACTTTTGCATTTTTGCACTGTTTTATTATTTCATGCATCCCTTTTATATGGTCGTCATGAAAATGACTAATTACAATCAGTTTAACTTGACTTTCTAGATCTACTCCTTTCTCACTTAAATATTCTAGTGCTGCTGGTTTCATTTGATTATTTAAACAGGAGTCTATTATCATCCATTCATTTTCAGCAAGTTGTATTACAATGGATTCACCGATCCCTTTACCGAAAATGACAGTTTTACATTGAAAATTCTGACTTTGCGACACTGAATAAGCACCATTTAAAATATTATTTTTTGGGACTGTAGATTCTTCTTAGTCGAAATTCTGATACTCTACGTCTTTGTCCGGATTTAGTATTTTCCATGCCTACGAACCAATAAAATATTGCATTTTCAATAAGTAATTTTTGATCGCTTTTACTAAACTCGATTGACGAGAAAGTGATCTCGTCAAGGATTTCATGACTAATTAAATCATAAACTCTTGCATAGACGTCATAATGGTCATTATTCTTTATTAATTCGTCAATAACACCATAAGCGTCTAAAACTTTTTCAATAGAAACGGTTTTTGTTTGGGTTGATGATAAAATTTTTCGAAAGAAACCCTTATCGGACTTTTTATCAACAAGTGAGGGTTGAGATGTGATCTCTGGAATTCTAGTTAAATCATCCAAACATGCAGATTGATGAGTGGAAAAAGTTGCTATGTTTGTTTGAGAATAATCATAAAGATTAGTCATCTGTGCAGCAGGTATTTCTTCATCAAATAAACTATGTTTAATGAATTGTTTGGTAGATTCTTCACTATTTGAATTTAATGTAGTATCGATGTTTTCCCAGCATATACTTGTCATGATAAAATCCGATTAAACATTGATTCGTGACTTTTTATATCATTCAGAGACGCCTCTGAGATATGGCTATGTATAAGAGTGATGAAGCGATCTGTAAGTTCTACAGCATCATTTTTATCTTTAACTTGTATGTCGTGATTGTAATGAACCCTTAAACCATCAATGTTATTTTCACGTATTGGAGCATAAGTTATATTGATCCTTTCGTTATAAAGCTTGTTTTCTGTTTTTTTATTCTCTAAGGTTACAACTAGATTTCTCATCCCGTAATTTAGAACAACGTCGTCTTCAAGAATTCGAGAGTGATTGGTTTCCTGCCATAACGCTTTGGGTACTAAAGCATCTCCAATTGCATTCCATTCCTCACGGTTATGAAAGTCATATTCGTAAAGAGTATTTATGCCAATTGCGTGGGTTTCTGCATTTTCAAACATTGCAAATATAGAGCTCATTAAATCAGAAAGTGATTGTTCAAGCCCAGCCTTGCTTAATTGGAATATTGCTTTAGTTGGGTAGCATGTAATTTCTAACCATCCATAATCTGTAGAAATTATATTCTCTTGAATATTGGTTTTACTATGATTAATGTCTTCCTCTCTCAGTAACTCTGTACGTCGGAACCACTCGGTCGAAAACATTAGTGGGGTTATTATTGGAGAAACCCAAACAACATTAATTATCTGTTTTTTAAGGGAAAATTTACGTTTCAAGGTCTAGTGTCCAAAAGGCTAGCTGTAGATTATAAAGTTTAAAGCATAGCTACCGCACGATTGTTTTCATATAAAACAACCAATTTGATAGGTTATATCTATTGTAATTTGCATCTTCTATTTGAATCTATCAAAATGCTAACGCGTACGCAAAAACTATCGTAATCTGTTAGGAGTGGTCACTTCGACACACAGCCTAATCATCCAAACCCTGCCACCTAGCGTGTGTTTTGTATCGGATAAGACTTTCATAAGGCCGCCTAATGTGCGGCATTTTTTCATTTCAGGCCCACGGTAATCATCATCGATACAGCGCGATGTTAAATCAGCCCGATGGGCCTGCCCCCTTTATTCACACAGCGCCATCCGTCATTAACGGAGGTGAGGCTTATGCGAATGCCCTACAAACAAGATTTCATCGCCGCTCTGCTGGCAGCTAAGGAGCAGGGTATCGGCGCAATACTGGCTTTCATCATGGCGTATTTGCGGGGCCGTTATAACGGCGGCGCCATGGCGAAGACGCTCATCGATGCGGTCATGTGCGCGATGATCGCCTGGTTCATTCGTGACCTTCTCGACTTTATTGGACTGAGCAGCAATCTAGCGTATATCGCCAGTGTCTTCATTGGCTACATCGGTACAGACTCGATCGGCAACCTGATTAAGAAGTTTGCCGCCAGAAAAGCAGGGGTTGATGATGCTGGAACTCAATAAGCAGCGCAGAGCATTTCTGGATATGCTCGCATGGTCAGAAGGTACTGACAAGCCAGGGCAGAACACCAAAAACAGGGGTTATGATGTCATTGTCGGCGGATCGCTTTTCTCTGACTACAGCGACCACCCACGAAAACTGGTCAACCTCCCCAAGCTGGGCATCAAATCCACCGCGGCCGGGCGTTACCAGCTGCTTTCAAAATGGTGGGATGCGTACCGGAAAAAGCTTGGACTGAAAGACTTCTCCCCAGCCTCACAGGACCTGGTTGCACTGCAGCAAATCAAAGAACGTGGCGCGCTGCCGCTCATCGATAACGGGCAGATTCGTCAGGCTATCGATCGCTGCAGCAACATCTGGGCATCATTACCCGGCGCTGGCTATGGACAGTTTGAACATAAGGCTGACAATTTGATCTCAAAATTCAAAGCCGCTGGCGGCGTTGTAGCTGAAGTACAACCATGAACCGACTAATCGCAGTTATCAGCGTCGTACTGATCTTCCTGATAGTCAGCCTCGGCTGGCTGGCCAGTCACTACCACGACAGCGCGACCGAGTTCAAAAGGCAGCGCGATAAAGTGATCGAGCAACTCAGCCTGGCGAAAGACACTATCGCTGACATGCAGGTAAGGCAGCGCGACGTCGCAGCGCTCGATGCCAAATACACCGAGGAATTAGCCGATGCGAAATCTCAGCTTGATAATCTGCAGCGTTGCGTTAGCTCTGGCAAGTGCGGGTTGCGCATCAACGCAAAATGTCCCGCGAACGGAGCGACCAGCGCCGGCGGCATGGGCGATGCTTCCGGCCCCCGACTTACTGACTCCGCTGAACGGGATTATTTCACCCTCAGAGAGCGAATCTTCACAGTGACGAAACAGGTTGGCTATCTGCAGGATTACATCCGCACGCAGTGTTTGTCTAATTGATTACTTATTTTCAAGCGGCGGGTGGACAACCTCTATCGCATGTTGATATTTTGGGATGTTTGGATCAAAGCCAGCATAAAATTTACCTTCAATAATCCATGTTCCATTTGGTGATTTATCTGCCAGTCTGTCTCCACGTTCATTCACAGCTACAAGGTATCTTCCATGATCGATCGGAATGTCCACTCCAGCCCCGCTGGCAATAAATAGTTTTTTAAAACCATGGATTGTACTTATCTGGAAAGCGATATCTGAGTAGTCACATTGCGCCATAATAGTTTCCTCAAATTAGTGATGGAGATAAGACTATAAACCGGAAAGTAGCTGGTGACACTCAGTTAATTTCATCTGCAAAGGCGCGGTTATAGCTGCCTGCATAGGTAGTCATATCATAGTGACGTAAAAAAGGGCGACAGTTCGCCCTTAAGGTTAACCACGAGCCTCACGACCAGGTTCGTCCTCATCGACACGATAACGCCAATAACGCTGAGGCTTAACCCAAACAACATCGTCTGCTGTATGTTTCTTAAACAAGGCAAGAATCTGACGACTTAGGGATAAATTACCGTCGGCATTTTCAACCAAAAGGTCTTCATTTTTAGTTTTAACTAAGTGATCTACGACATCATCTTGATATAAACATCCGTCTCTTTTGAGATGTTCAAGCATCCAATGGACGGTTTGTTCTTTATTGCTCGTCATCCCCAACTTCCTCCAGTGAGTCGTCCGGGAAATAACCTTCTTCAAGTTTCTTCCCTGCAAACCACTGGCATCGATTAGTGCCCCGATACATAGTTGGTTGGGGAACACTAATTTGTTGAACGGTCATGACTGGACCACCAGATCTAAGCTTAACTTTATCGCCAACCTTATATTTACTCATTCACAGCTCCTTGAGGGTAAAAATGGCACTCACCGACAAGCAAGAAATGCTCTGTCGCGAGTACCTCATCGATTTAAACGCCACGCAAGCGGCTATTCGGGCGGGGTACAGCGAAAAGACTGCTAACCGCACAGCGTCCGAAAACCTGTCAAAACCTGACATCCAGTCAAGAATTGCTGAACTCAAAGCGCAGCGCAATGATCTGGTTGGTATAAATGCGAGATAGCTCCTGAATTGTCTCACTGATAAAGACCAAGTGGACGTGTTCGACATCCTTACATCAACTGGTGAACTGAAGTCGATACCAGTGTTGCGAAGAAAAAGCTGTCATCATGTCGCCGCTCAGTACAGAAATGAGGAAGTTACCGGGGAAGCCCGCGATGCAGAAGAGAGAGTTAAACGTATGGATATTGACGATGTTGATCGGGAGCTGCGCGAAAAATTTACCTGCCCCGGTTATCGTCGACACGGCGTGTAGATGGGTGAGGGTCATCTACTTGACCGACCACGATATCGACGTGCTGGATATGCAGACCAAGCGTGACATTCTGGCGCACAACAAATCGGTACAGGCCAACTGTCCGAAATTATGACTAACCAAGGCCTCGCAATAGCGGGGCTTTTTATTACCAGAAGCAGGAGAAGAAGCATGTTAACAGTAAAAGTGATGTCACCAGATGGTGGCGAAGAAATCCATTGTGGCCTGAGTGTTGGTTTCAACCCCAACCAGCAGAGTATTGCCGTATCGGGAATGGACCAGAACGTATTCCTGAAGCAGGGAGAGGTTGCCTATGTGATGAACGCAAACGGCAAGACCATTTCCCGTTACGAACACAGGGTCCAGCAGTAGGCATTACAGAAGCTCCTGAGCTAGGGGCTTCGATAATGCTAAACCGAAAGATCGGGTTAAAGCCTGATAAAAAACCCCGTGGAGGAAATCCCAAAACTACGGGGTGCTGAACAGCCAGCCAATGGCGGATTGTAGCCACATAGTTGGTTTATTATCTACTGGTTGAGAATAAAACTGAGAGCCTAGAAGGCTTGAGAGTGGCTCATCCCTGAGCTCACGGGTAGAACGGCAGACTTTGTCATGGCAGAGCAAAGTCATAACTTAGTTTAGGTAACATTTCGGATATAACAAGCGTAGCGGGCGTGTATCAATTAGCGGAGTTCAGCAACTGAGGAATCGAGCATTCACTGAGTGCCATAGATAATGCTATAGTTCACCAGGAAAAGCAGATTGCATGCTGTCATGAGATGCAGTTCATATTTTGAACGTCAGGGTTAAGTCAGTAGTGAATATAACTATTAATAGTGGATTATTTGGTTATTTGTTTTTGTTATTAACTATGTGGCCAGTTTTTATAACACTGTGTCTGGCAATGTCCATAGCATTTTACGGAGTGTTAATGAAGAAGGCTGCGCTTGCGTGGCTGATTGCCGCTTTATTTTTTGGCATTCTTGGGGGGCTGCGTGGGTATTGACTCTCTGATATTGAGGTTATTTCGACGTCTGTAAGGATCCATAGCTGCCGTCATCCATCGAATTCATGTATGCTGATAAGGATTTTTAAAGGAAAAGGAATGGATGATGAATACCCATAAGCTTCTGGATACATACATGTTAGTTGGTACCGGTCTTTCTCGCGTCAAATATGAGATTTTTTCAGGAGATGAAGGATCATATGCGTTTATTACGATTTATGCATATGAGCCTCATTTCCATATTAAGGGCCATGATTCCTTAAAGTTAGACGAAGCTGTTGATGTCAGATCTCAGATCGAAGGGCATTTTGCAGATAGCTACCAGTAGCCAAACCATTTATCTGAATCTACAGCCCCGTTTGTGCGGGGCTTTTTATTGCGCCTCGAATGCTAAGTAGTAACCAATGCCACCGTTAATTCCCCCGCATGTCGTAAGCGCGGATGTGCAAGCATAATTACGGACCGCTCAGGCTGCTGCGACAAGCACCGCAATGACGGTTGACAGCAATTCAAGGGCATAAGAGTGACTCCCTCGGATAGTGGGAAAGCATTACAGAAGCTATTCTGCCGAGTGGTTTCTATAATATTTCCCACATCGCACAGAGGTAAGACATGTCAGAGATCACCACATCCGAGCAAATCCGCCTGGATATCATCAAGAAAGTTAACTACGACACCGCAGCGGCCAAGCTGGCCATTGACTGGGTTGGTGATAGCAATCTGAAAGCTGAGCTATTCGCTGACTCTTTCGATCGCGTCTTCACTGAAAGTGAGATTGTCTCGAAGACCCGTAAAGCGATTCAGGAAGCGACCGAAGCGCTGGCGCTTTTTGATACCGCAGCTGAGTAATCATCACAAATGCCACCTACGGGTGGCTTTTTTAATGGTTATCGAATAGGGGGAGTCTATGCCGGTATGCACGATTTCAATAGAAGTAAAAAGCCGCTGGTGGCTGCCGCTCTACCTCAAAACGCTGATGCTATTCTGCCAGATGATTCAGCGAGAGCCTGATTACGAAAAGATTTCCGCATTCATCGCGGAGTATGGCATCGGCCAGAAAGTGAAGGCGGGACCAGTGCGAAAGAATACGGAGTAATCCATGGCAAAACCGGACTGGGGCGAGCTTCAGCAACGGTTCCTGTCCGATCATGCCGCAACCGGCGTATCACCGAAGGATTGGTGTGAAGCGCAGGGACTGAATTACGCTACTGCCCGCCGATACATCAAGAAACCCACTGCGCAAACTGCGCAAAAACCTGCGCAGAAGAAACTGCGCACTGCGCAAAAGGAAAAGTGCGCAGAAGAGCTGGTGGATGATGATGGCCTCACCGATCAGCAACGTTTATTTGTCGCAGAATACCTGAAGGACCACAACGCCACGCAGGCCGCTATCCGTGCCGGGTACAGCAAGAAGACTGCTGAACAAATTGGCTATCAGCTGCTTCAGAAAACTTCAGTTGCGCAGGCCATTGCGCAGCAGCAGAAAGCATCCATTATGCGCACGCTTGGCAGCGCTGATGAAGTGCTTGAGCAGATGTGGCGGCTGGCAACATTCGACGCCAACCAACTTTCTCAGTATCGCCGCGGGAGCTGCCGCTACTGCTGGGGCTTCGGTCACCAGTATCAATGGCGCGATGCGGTGGAGTACGAAGAGAAGCGGCTTGAAGCGCTTGAGCGTAAACGTCGAGAGCCTTTGGATGATGGCGGCTACGGTTACAACCACACCAGCGCACCTAACCCGGAATGTCCTCGCTGCAATGGTGATGGCGTCGGCCAGCCATTCTTCGCCGATACGCGCAAGCTGGCGCCTGATGCTGCGCTTGCCTATTCCGGCGTTAAGCTCGGGAAGAATGGCGTGGAGATAACCGCTATCAGCCGCGAGCGAATGTACGAGGCGGTGATGAAACGTCTCGGCCTGGCTGACAGTGAGTTCACCCAGCGTCTACAGCAGATTGAAATCGAGCGCCGGCAGCTGGAGATCGACAAGCTCCGTAAAGAGCTGGCCGCTGACCCGGAAGATGACGAACCAACGCCAGTTGCGATCAATATCAACGTAGTCGATGCGCGAGTGAGGGAAGAGGATGGCGATAGCTCCGACGCTTAACGTTCCCCAGGCTCGTTTTCTGGCTATGCAGCAGAAGTTCAAAGCCTATGTAGCTGGTTTTGGATCCGGAAAGACATGGGTTGGCTGCGGTGGAATATGCAAAGGGTTTTGGGAGTTCCCCAAAATAAACCAGGGCTACTTTGCCCCGACCTATCCTCAGATCCGCGATATCTTCTACCCCACGGTGGAAGAAGTTGCTCACGACTGGGGACTGAAAGTCAAAATCGTTGAAAGCAACAAAGAGGTCCATTTCTACAGTGGGCGCCAGTACCGCGGCACGACAATTTGTCGGTCGATGGAAAAGCCCGACACGATAGTAGGCTTTAAAATCGGCAATGCGCTGGTGGATGAACTCGACGTTCTGAAAGCGGATAAGGCGCGTCAGGCGTGGCGAAAAATAATCGCGCGTATGCGTTATAAGGTTGATGGTCTGCGTAATGGCATTGACGTGACTACCACACCTGAAGGATTTAAGTTCGTCTATAACCAGTTTGTTAAGGCTGTGAGGGAAAAGCCTGAACTAAGGTCGATGTATGGTCTGGTACAGGCTTCGACATTCGACAACGAAAAGAACCTGCCGGATGACTATATTCCTTCGCTTCTGGCGAGTTACCCGCCGGAATTGATCAAGGCATATCTGAACGGCCAGTTTACTAACCTGACCAGCGGCACCATTTATCATCAGTTCGACAGAGTGCTGAATAATTCCAGTGAGGAAGAGCAGCCAGGTGAAGCGCTGTATATCGGGATGGATTTCAACGTCGGGAAGATGGCCGGGATCGTCCATGTATTGCGGCTCGGCTTACCACACGCGGTAACAGAGATTATCAACGCTTACGATACGCCCGACATGATACGCATCATCAAGGAACGTTTCTGGCTGTATGCCGACGGTGACTACCGCAAGGTCCGCGAGATTTATATTTACCCGGATGCCTCTGGTGATTCCAGGAAGTCAAACAACGCCAGCAAAACAGATATTGAGCAGCTCCGGCAGGCCGGATTTAACGTCATCGTTGATGATGCTAACCCGCCGGTAAAGGACCGCATTAACTCCATGAACGCCATGTTCTGCAATGGTAATGGCGATCGCCGGTACAAGGTGAATGTGGCCCGTTGCCCGGTCTATGCCGACTGCCTGGAACAACAGGTGTGGGATAAAAATGGCGAGCCGGATAAAAAGAGCGATAACGATCACCCCAACGATGCTGCCGGTTACTTCATTGTGAAGCAATTCCCAATCGTTCGACCTGCATTCTCTATTTCACTGGACACGACATTCTGATGGCCAATAACGATATTACTTACGTTCGCCCTGAGGTCAGGGCGGCAATGCCCGTGTGGAAAAAAATTCGTGACGTGTGCAAAGGGGCTGATGCTGTAAAGGCCGCCGGGAATGAATACCTCCCTTTTCTGGATCCGTCCGATAAGTCTGCACGCAATAAAAAGCGCAATGCTGATTACATTCAGCGCGCCGTTTTCTACGCGATAACGGGCAATACAAAAGTGGGTCTACTGGGGCTGGCATTCAGAAAAGACCCGACCATGACCGCGCCGGATAAACTGAATTATCTTCGTGACAACGCCGATGGTGCTGGTGCCAGCATTTATCAGCAGTCCCAGCAGGTTACAGAAAATATTCTGGAGGCCGCGCGCGAGGGGCTTTATACGGATTATGCAGCTGAGACCGACGAGGCGATCATCCTTCGTTATCAGGCGGAAAGCATCATTAACTGGCGCACCAAACGCATCAATGGGCGTGATCAACTGGTGCTGGTGGTTTTACGCGAATGCATGGAAAAGGAAGATGGTTTTGCGTACGAGGATGAAATCCAGTATCGCGAACTGGCTCTGGAGAACGGAAAGTTTGTCTGCCGGGTATGGCGAAAGTCAGCTGACGCAGGCTCTTTTTCCGTCACTTCCGAGTATCATCCTAAGCCAAAAGGTGAGGATTTCTGGGATGAGATCCCCTTTACCTTCGTTGGTGCGCAGAATAATGATCCCACCATCGACGAGTCGCCTTTAGCCGCCCTCGTTGAAATTAACCTTGGCCATTATCGTAATTCGGCAGATTACGAAGACAGCGTATTTTTCTGCGGTCAGGTTCAGCCGGTGATTTCCGGTCTTGATACCGCCTGGCGTGACTGGCTGCAGGATAAGGGAATTCGTGTCGGTTCTCGTTCTCCATTCCTGCTGCCGAAGGAGGGGAGTTTTACCTATGCTCAGGCGCAACCAAACACCCTGGCTAAAGAGGCGATGGACAGTAAGCGTGATTATTCTGTTCAGCTTGGCGCCCGGCTTATCGAGCAGAACGGCGCGGTTAAAACCGCCACGCAATCCAGCGGCGAGCAAACCGCATCCACATCGGTGCTCGGCATTTGCGTTTCCAATGTCTCGGAGGCCTATACGCTGGCGCTCGGCTGGTGCGCCAGATATCTCGGCATAAAAGGCGAGGAATATCGTTACAGCATCAATCAGGAGTTTATCGCCAAAGTCGCAGAATCCGGCATGGTAACGGCAATCGTCAATGCCTGGCAGTACGGTGCGATTCGCGACACTGATATGGTCAGAGCTCTGCAGAGGCTTGACCTGATAGATCCTGCTGACGACCCTGAAACTGTCATTGACGCTATTCGTAACGGCGCGCCTAACCTGATTGGTGGCAATAATGGCAACGGCGAATGACAAACTGCAGGATGAATCCATAGCCCACGCTATATGGGTTAGTCGCTACAGCACCGGCGTTGCCAACAGGATGATAAAAGTTCTGAATGACAGCGACGCCGAACTTACCGCCAGGCTGCTGGTGGCTATCGATACGCTGGATCCCGAGAGCTTTACCGTTTCGCGTCTGGAAGCGTTACTGGTCAGTGTCAGGGCGATAAACAAGGATGCGATTCAGTCGATGTATGCAGCTCTTACTGCCGAGTTGCAGGAACTGGCGAAGCACGAAGCCACTTTTCAGATGAGCCTCTTCCAGTTTGCCATTCCCGACGATGTTCTTGCTCTTCATCCGCTGGTGGGCATCTCCCCGGATGCGGTTTATGCCGCGGCGATGGGGCGTCCATTCCAGGGACGTTTGCTGAGTGAATGGGCCAGCAACCTCGAAGCTGATCGGATGGCGCGGATATCCAATACGGTGCGGCAGGGATTCCTGCTGGGCGATACGCAGGAGCAAATCGCAAAAAAGGTCCGTGGCCATGCTAATCGTGGTTACCAGGATGGTGCGCTGCAGATGAGCCGGGCCAATGCAGCCAGCATTGCAAAAACGGCAGTAGGGCATCTTGCATCAACAGCAAGACAAAGCTTTGCGTCGGCGAACGACGACATTCTGAAGGGTAAGCAGTGGTTATCCACTTTGGATAACCGGACATCAAAGGATTGTCGGATCCGCGACCGACTCAAGTACACGCTGGATAACAAACCGATAGGACACAAGGTGCCTTATTTGCAGGGGCCGGGGAAAATCCACTTTTGCTGTCGGAGCACCGAAACTTACATCCTGAAATCGTCCGAGGAATTGGGTATTAAATTCGGCGAAATCAAGGATAGCTCACGCGCCAGCATGGATGGACAGGTTCCGGCTGACACGAATTACCAGGACTGGTTCTCCCGGCAGTCGTTCACGCGACAAGCTGAGATTGTCGGAGAAACGCGCGCCAGGCTGATTCGTGATGGCGGCATGTCTCCCGATGAGTTCTACAACGACAGGGGCGAGTGGCTGACGCTTGACCAATTGCGCAACCTTGACGCGCAGGCGTTTAAGGATGCCAGAGTGTGATAGAGTAAATTCGTGGTGAATGCAGGATGCTGACCTGCGCGCCAAAGCGTCCCGTGAGAAACGGGCAAGCCGGAAACCAGACTCACTTCGGTGAGTCCCCGCCGTTCTGAAGTATCAGAATGCCGTGGCAGCACCGGCCACCACACCTAATTGTATTGTCAGTGGCTAGGGTCGCTCCCGAAAAGCGGAATCGTCACCACCTACAACCAATAACCCGACAAGCAACGAGACGAGGTTGTTATGGATTCACAAAAACAAAGAGACCTTATTGCAAGCCTGTATGAAGAGCTGGTAATCGCAAGAGGGCTCATTAAAGAGATTTGCACAGTGCGAAGCATTGCAGAGCCAAAGTCTTCTTTGCAGAGAATGGATAAAGCCATTAAAGATGCAAAAGAATATATGCTAGAAAATAGCTAAATGAAGAGGTCGCCTTAGCGCGGCTTTTTTATTATCTGAAATTTACAACAGGCTGCCTAAGGGCGGCCTTTTTTATTGGGCCAGGCCCACAGTTACTATCCCAAGGGGACAACATGCTTATTCGTAACATGCTCATTAAATATTATTCGGCAGCTGGTGGTGAAGGTGGTGATGGCGGTGGCTCCGGTAGTGGTGCGCCCGAGATTACGCCGGAAATCCAAAAGCTGATCGATGAGCAGGTCAGTGCTCAGGTTTCAGGCCTGAAAAATAAAAATAGTGAGTTACTCGGTAAGCTCAAAGAGTCCACTGAGTCGCTTAAGCGTTTTGAAGGTATCGATCCTGACGCGGTGAAAACTATTCTCCAGCGTTTCTCTGATGATGAAGAGGCGCAACTGATCGCCGCCGGGAAAATTGACGAGGTACTGGATAAACGCACTGAGCGGCTACGTGCTGATGTTGATAAGCAAATCAAAGCCGCTAATGAACGCGCTGAAAAGGCGGAAGCGTTCTCCAACAAATTCCGTGATCGTGTCCTGGGTGATGCTATCCGCAGCGCAGCGCTTAAGGCTGGCGCGCTGCCAGAAGCATCCGACGATCTGATTCTTCGTGCTAAAGGCACATTCCAGCTCAACGACGAAGGCGAGGCCGTAGCAGTTGATGCAAATGGCGATGTTCTGTTCGGTAAAGACGGCAAAACTCCGCTCACCCCGGTTGAGTGGGCTGAATCTCTGAAAGAGACGGCCCCGCACCTGTTCCCGCGCGCCGAAGGCTCCGGGGCTGGTGGTCATAAACCCGCTGGCGGTGGCGGTAGTCTGAAACGTTCAGAAATGAGCTCAAGCGACAAAGCGGACTACATCCGCAAACATGGCCAGCAGGCCTATCTCAAATTGCCTAAGTAAGGACTAATCAATGCCTACGACCGTAAACAGTGACCTGATTATCTATGACGACCTCGCGCAGACTGCGTTTCTTGAGCGTCGCCAGGATAATCTGGAAGTCTTCAACGCCGCTTCAAACGGCGCAATCATTCTCGACAACGAACTGATCGAGGGTGATTTTCGCAAGCGCACCTTCTATAAAGTTGGTGGTTCTATCGAATCGCGCAACGTTAACTCCACCGACCCGGTAACGGGTAAAAAAATCGGTGCCGGTGAATCTGTCAGCGTTAAGGCGCCGTGGAAATACGGCCCGTATGAAACCACGGAGGAGGCGTTTAAACGTCGGGGTCGCGACGTTAGCGAATTCTCCGAGGTGATCGGCGTCGACGTCGCTGATGCAACGCTTGAAGGTTATATCAAGTATGCCCTACAGGGTCTTGTTGCAGCCATTGGCGCAAATGCTGACATGACGGTATCCGCGGATATTGCCACTGATGGTAAGAAAACGCTGACCCGTGGCCTGCGTAAATACGGCGATAAATTTAACCGTGTTGCGCTGTTCGTTATGCATTCCACGACCTATTTCGACATTGTTGATCAGGCTATCGACAACAAAATTTACGAAGAAGCTGGCGTGGTGGTTTATGGCGGACAGCCAGGCACGTTGGGTAAACCGGTGCTGGTAACTGACACCATGCCAGTTGATGCGATTCTGGGGCTGGTGGCCGGCGCGGTATCCGTAACGGAATCACAGGCTCCGGGCTTCCGTTCCTACGATATCAACGACCAGGAAAACCTTGCCATTGGCTATCGCGCAGAGGGCACGGTTAACGTTGAACTGCTGGGTTACAGCTGGGATGAGACGAAGGGCGCTAACCCTGACCTGACCAAAATCGGCACCGGTGCGAACTGGAAGAAACATTTCACCAGTAACAAATCCACTGCAGGCGTACTGATTAAGCTGGAAGCCCCTGCGGGGGAGTAACCCTGTCAGTGGATAAAACTTCCGCAACTGCTGACAGTACCGACGCGGTGACCGTTTCGCTCAAGTACACCAGAAATGGTGCAGGAGTCTCCGGGGCATCTGTGGCGTGGACGTCTACAGGCGGCACACTCAGTGCTTCGACGTCACAGACAGGGTCTGCTGGTGGCTCGACGGTGAAACTCACCTCTGCTACGGCCGGCTCCTTCACGGTGACGGCTACCGTTGACGGTGTGGTGAAAACAACTGAAGCGATTGCGTTCACTGCTCCTGCGGGTGGTTAACCGACGGGGCGAAAGCCCCGTTTCTTTTGGTGAGGATCCGATGACCGTTTATATAACAATCCAGGACGTTGACGAGTTGCTGGGGGATACCTGGGCTGCCGCCGACAAAAAGGGTAAAGCCGTGCTCCAGGCAAACACCTGGATAACGGCGCTTAACCTTCAGGATATCGACCCGGAGCATATTCCTGAAGAAGTTAAGCAAGCCGGAGCGTTTATCGCTTCCGTAGCCGCTGCAGGCAATCTGTATCAGCAAAAAACAGATTCCGGCGTGGTGACGAGCAAAAGCGTTGAGGCCGACGATGTGAAGGTTTCCCGCACTTTTGCCGAGCTTTCAACCACCAGCACTGAATTACTCGATCCTGATTTGCAGCTGGCGCTGGATATGCTCAAACCGTGGATGATTAACCCTTTCCAGACATTCTTTGTGAGGGCGTGATATGTCCGATTTGAAGGTGGTCCCATTTCAAAAGCCCAGCCATCACAACCTCGATAACGACCAGGTTATTCGCCTGCTGAAACAGGCTCTGGAGAGAGCCGAAAACGGCGGCTGCCACAGTGTCGCAGTGATACTGCTTGATGATGAGGGTAACGCGATTGATTGCTGGCATAACGGTGGACGCCCCTATGTGATGGTTGGCGCTATGGAGTCGCTTAAAACCGACTTTATCCATGCTCATATTGAGCGGCGGTAAGGGGGTAACATGCAAAATCCATATGTGCATTATGCCGGCGACGGGCTCGGTCCCCGCGATGTGTTTGTGAATGGAAACCCGATCAGACATGTCGTTTACGCAAACCAGGCAAAGGGTGTTGTAGAGTTTGCTCCGCTCCCGCTGCGGGTTAAGCGCAATGGCGAAATTTATACCCGCAAACTCCACGGTACAGTGATCGTTAAACCTCAGCAGCGTATTGGTGGGTGCAATGGGCATTCGTGACGAGCTGCAAACCGAAGTCGCCGCGGCATTCGATACCGACCTGCAGGATGCCGTTAAGGATTTCACTGGGTCATATACCGTTCGGGGTGCCTGGGACCCGGTGACGGAAACCGGCACTGAAACGCAGGTGACTTACTCGGGGCGTGGAGTACTGGCGCGCTATAAGCTGCGCCGTATCGATGGCGTTAACATTCTGCATGGTGATGTGAAGCTAACCGCACTGGTTAACGAGGTGACTGATAAGCCGGCCGTCGGGCATATCATCACCGCACCGGATCCGGTTACGGGTGAGCTTCAGCGCTACGAGGTCATCACCGCTTCTGCCGACTCTGCTGGCGCTGCGTACTCCATTCAACTGCGGAGGGCGTGATATGGCTAAGGGCTGGAACATTGACCCGGCGGCATTCGCCGGGCTGGTGGCAGAAGATGTCAAACTACGCCAGCGGACAATCGCCATTCAGCTGCTGAATGAAATCGTTCGGCGGTCGCCGGTAGGAAACCCGGAGCTGTGGGCCATTAACGCGACCGCGGTTCAGTACAACAAAGCTGTTGGGGAATGGAACGAATCTCTTTATGCCGATCCTGCCAACCTGACAAAGACAGGCCGTCTCAGAAAGAAAGTCCGTGTTAATGACAGCATGGATATCAGGCGGCCGGCTGAGTATCGCGCAGGAACCTTCAGGGCATCGCATTTCGTCAGCATCGGCGAACCTAATCATTCCGTCCCGACCGAACCGGATCCGCGCGGGACAATGACGTTTCTTAATGGCAAAAATATCATTGACCAGGCGCCAGCCTACTCGGTGATTTACATCCAGTCGAACCTGCCTTACTCCGTGCCTCTGGAGAATGGCCACTCAACACAGGCGCCGACAGGCGTCTATGCCGTCTCGTTTAATGGTGTTATTCAGGCCTACAAATGACCCTTACAGAAATCAGAAACGCTGTCATTTCCCGAATGGCGGCACAGACCGCTATTGCCTCTGATGCGGTGGATTATCCGAATGGCCCGGTATTTGACCCCAGTAACCGCGATATCTGGGCCCGACTAACCAACATTGCTGGGCAGGCTGGCGCAACCGAGATCGGGGACGGGCCGGTAGTCCACAGGACGGGCTTACTCATCATTCAGCTTTTTGTTCCGGTCGGTTCCGGGACGTTGCTTATCTCCCGAACGGCCGATCAGCTAACGGAGCTATTCGAGTTTAAGGATGACGGAAAGCTGAGTTATTTCGCTGTTTCTGCTGTGCCGGCGGGTGAGACCGATGGCTGGTTACAGCTCAATCTTCAAATTCCTTATCGCGCTCTGTAGCGCACAAAAAACAGGAGGCTCCTGTGAGCTCAGGTGCAAAAGTAGTAGCCGCGTTTATTCGCGAGACAACGCCAGGAATCACGCCTACAGCAGGGGCGTGGAACCTGCTGCGTCGTTCTTCATTTGGTCTGAAACCAACGCAGAACACCAACGACAATGACGAAATCGCTGGTGACCGCATGGCGCAAGGTGTTTCACGCGGCACAGTGGATGTCGGCGGCGATGTCGGCACGCGGTTTCGCTGGAACCAGCATGATGATTTTCTTGCCAGCTGCTTCGGTTCCGAATGGCTAAATAACGTGCTAACGATGGGTAATGGTCGCATTACGTTCTCCGTGGCGACTTTTGCCAGTGATGTGGGGATCGCCCAGATTGCCCGCGGTTGCCAGGTTGGCACCTTCCAGATGGAAATCCCGGCCGATGGTGATATCACTGCAACCATTACGTTTGCAGGGCTGGACTGGGAGACGAAGGGGGACGATACCAGCTATTTCACCGCGCCGGTGGATTTAGCGGGGGCGCTGCGTTACTCCTTTAAAGAGGTCACGAACATCCGGCTAAATGGTGTTGATGGCGGGACAGGTTTCTGCGTCGACACCTTCAACATCCAGTTCAACAACAATATGCAGACTCAGCGCTGCATTGGTACCGGTTCGGCATTCGCCAGCGCAAACATTCCGACAACCTTTACCCCGTCAGGTCAAATCACGCTGTCATGGTCAAAGGCTGCCTGGGAGGTTTACAAAAAAACGTTCACCGGCGAAACGGTGCCGTTTAGCTTCACGCTGGAGAATGCTGAAGGCGCCTATACCTTCGATTTCCCGGAAGTGCAGATCTCCGGCGACTGGCCGGATGCGGGGAGCACTGACATTGTTCAGGTTCAGCTGGATATCACCGCGGCCAATACTCCGCCAACTATCACCCGCGTTCCCAAAGTGCCGGCGACGGCAATCAGTGTTGCGCCAGCCACTTCAACTGGAGCAGTGGGATCTACTGTGACGTTAACCGCCACGCTTACGCCAGCTGATTCAACTGATACCGTCCAGTGGACGTCATCGGATCCGACTATCGCCAGCGTGGTTTCTACCGGGCAGAAAACAGCGAAAGTCACACGTAACGCAGCCGGTACTGCAACCATCACCGGTAAGGCCCGCACCTTTACCGCAACGTCTGAAATCACCGTTACCGCGCCTTAATTTACCTGGCCCGTTCTGCAGTCATCGCGGAACGGGCTTTTTTGGGAGTCTTTATGCTGATTATTTCTTCTCAAATTGATTTGAACGGAGAACGCTGGTTTTACCCTTACAAAAAGCCAGCAGGAAGTAAAAAGAAATTCACGCCGGAAGACGAGGCGCTATTTAAACTCCGTCTGCTGGTGGCCAGTAGCGAGAATCCACAATACCGCTCACGCAATGCGCTGGTGCGGCGCCATATCGACAAAATGGACGCGAGCTACCAGGTCGGTACGGATGCTTTCGATCTCGCCAGTGTGGGCGAGATTGACTCGGTTGATGATCTTCTCATCGACAATTGCGCGCGCTTTCTTCTGAAAGACTGGGAAGGCGTGGGGGAGCTGGTGGATGGTACGGAGACGGCGGTAGCGTATACACCGGAGCGTGGTGTTGCGTTACTGAAGCAAAACCCCTCTCTGTACTGGCTTATTCTGGCTGAGGCGGCGAATATTGCTCAGGGTAAGGAGCAGCAGACTCAGGAAACCGTAAAAAAGCCATAGAGGCCCAAAAGTGGCTAAAGGAATTCGCCGGCGAGCAGGGCGAGAAAGCAAAGTGGCGCAGGGAGAAACTAAATCTCCCGCCCATTCAGGAGCCTGAAATCGATGCAGTCACTGGGGAGATCCTCAACGCTTACGCCATGATATCGCGCGGCAGGAAATATGCCGGCATGGCCGGAGTGCCGCTCCCTCTATCCCTGAACGATATTGAGCTTTACCTGGCATCGCGCACCATCCTGATCGACCGCATTGAGTTTGACACAGCGATACTGGCCCTTGATGATGCCTGGAGGGATGAGTGGGCAGAGGCACAGAAACGTGCAGCGGATAAGAAAGGAAGTAACTGACCTACCATTAATGGTGGTCCATGCTCCTGAAAGTCGATGATAGGATGTTTCCGATTGCAATCAAAGGAAACATATAATGAAAAAAGTCATCGCTTTGGCGCTTGGAGCGCTGTTACTTTCTGGTTGTACAGTACGTGTTGCAGATTTGACTGTGGCGAGTACTAAAAATTACAACCTCAATGGGGGTAAGTTCTATAAAGGGAAACGTGTAACAGCAGAAGATAGCTATCCGGTTATCATCTTCCCTCTTGGCATCCCGAACGTTAAAACAGCCGCTGATCGAGCGATTGAAAAAGATCGCTGTGCAGTTGGTCTGTCTGACGTAGTTGTCACTCAACTTAACCACTCCTTCCTGTTCGGTAAGATTGGTCTGCGTGTTGAGGGTAATCTTGTGATTGACCGCAGCCTGCCGGGTTGTGAGAACGCAAGCTGAATGATAAAGCCACCATCGGGTGGCTTTTTAATTTATGGGGTAGACAAGTGAAGATTATTGGATACTTAGCGATTGTAATAGGGGTGATCTTTGCTGTATCGGCGCTATTTATGGATGTGACAGTAGCGACAAGCGGTGGCTATAGGGTTAACAATCTTGGATTAATGTCATCGCGCCAAAATTACATGATATTTGGAGGTTTCGTAGCCATCGCAGGTATCATTATTGCTCTGGTGGGAGATAAGCTAAAAGCGTCCGGAACTTCAGTCAAATGCCCTTACTGCGCAGAATTAATAAATTCCGAAGCGGTGAAGTGCAAGCATTGCGGGAGTGATGTAACTCCTTCGAAGATAATAGCTAACACTGACAATACTGGAGCTAGTGATAGGCTGGCTGATGTCAATGTAAAGTTAATCGCTGGAATTGCAATTACTGTCTTTGCGGTGATTATCGTAGCAATAATGTTTTACCGCCAATGAAGTAAAGACCCGACAGTTTCAAAAAGTTCCAACCTCGCTTTGGCGGGGTTTTTTATTGCCCGGAGAAAAGCACGTGACAGAACAAACCTCCCGCCTGGCCATTATTATTGACAGCTCTGGGGCAGAAAAGCAGGCTGACAATCTCGCAACTGCACTTGTAAAAATGACGCAGGCAGGTGAACGTGCTGCCACCAGTGCAGGGAAAGTGACAAAGGCCACTGATGAAGAAAAACAGTCCCTTTCTGAACTTTTAGATCGTATCGACCCGGTAAACGCCGCGCTGAACAAACTGGATAAACAGCAGCAGGATCTTGCGAAATTCAAATCCAAGGGGATGGTAGATACCGATACATTCGATCTTTATTCAAAGAAAATCGAGGAAACACGAAACAGGCTAACAGGATTTCGCGACGACCTTGGTAAAACCGGCCAATCCGCCGCCCAGACTGCCTATGCCATGCGCATGATCCCGGCGCAGATGACCGACATTATTGTCGGCTTATCTACAGGTCAGTCACCGTTTATGGTGCTTATGCAGCAGGGCGGGCAGTTAAAAGATATGTTTGGTGGTATTGGTCCGGCAATTAAGGGTGTGGGCACCTATGTTATGGGGTTGGTTAACCCTTTAACTCTTGCAGCTGCGGCGGTCGGATTTCTTGGTCTGGCCTATTACAAAGGCACTCAGGAGCAGGACGAATTTTATAAGTCTCTCGTTCTCACTGGTAATCTGGTAGGCAAAACTTCCGGTCAACTGGCAGATATGGCGGCCCGTGTATCGGTCGCAGCTAACTCCACAACCGGTGCAGCAGCTTCAACGCTGAATCAGTTGGTGTTATCCGGTAAAGTAGCTGGCGACTCATTGGAGCGCGTGACAACCGCCATTGTTAAGACCAGCGAGGCGACGGGCATTGCTACCGATAAGCTGGTTGGTGATTTCAACGACATTACTGCTGACCCGGTTGCGGCCATTACCAAACTTAACGACCAGTACCACTTTCTGACACTGGCAACCTACAACCAGATTAAAGCGCTACAGGATGAAGGTAATCAGCAGGATGCTGCACGGGTGGCTACTGATGCTTACGCCAATGCCATGCAGCAGCGTGCGAATGATATTCATCAGAATCTTGGTCTTCTTGAAAGTGCATGGGACTCGCTGGGTAAAACGGCCAAAGGCACCTGGGATGCGATGCTCAATATTGGGCGTGAACAAACACTAACGGATAAACTTGCCACCTTAAACGAAAATATTGCTGAAGCCCAAAAAGGGAAAAAATATGGTGGGTTCTGGAACAGTTTTAGCGCGAGGTTTACCAACCTCCCGGAGATGATAAAACAGAGAGATTTGCTCGAATCAGTTGCCAATCTTCAGGGGGATGTAACCAAAGGACAGGCGAAGGCTAAGGAAGCCGAACAGCAAAGAATTAAAACGCAGCAGGAAGCAGATCGCGTTAACCAGCAATATCTGAGCAATGCGGATAAGCGCAATAAAGCTATTAAGCAGCAAAGCGAATTCCTGAAGGCTGGTGCAATTACTGCAGAGCAATATGCAAAAAATGTTTCTCGCATTAACGAGATGTACAAAGATCCGAAACCACCCAAGACGCCAAAGGGTAAAGCATATACCGAGGACGCAGCAACCAGGTTGCTTGATCAAATAAACCAGCAGACAGCTGCCTTGCAGTCACAACTGGATGCCAGTGACAAGCTTAACAGCGCAACCCAGGCACGTGTTAAGTTCGAACAGCAAATTACTGACCTCAAGTCTAAAACGCAGCTCACCGCTGACCAGAAATCGATCCTTTCCCGTTCAGATGAAATCCTCCAGGCGTATAAGCAGCAGGAGGCACTGCAAAACTCCGTAAAAACCCTGGATGATTACCGGAAAATGCAGGAACAGGTAAAGACGAAGGATGAGCGGACCAACGATCTGCTTAAAACCCGTCTTGAACTGCTGGAGAAAGCCAAAGCAACCGGGCAACTAAAACCCGGTGAATATGAAAAAACACGGGCAGATATTTATCAAAACACCGATATGCAACTGCCCGCGACGGTTCGTAATGTTGTAGGAAACCTGACACCCACAGGAGGGCGACTCTCTGGAACTTTTGAGGGGATGCAGGGGCAAATCAACGAATATGACCAGGCTCAGCAAGAGCTCCAGCGCTGGCTGGCAGCTCAGGAGGAAGCTTATGCGAAGGCCGGTGAAATAACTGCCGAGGGTGAGGCCAGAATGACCTCTATTCGTCAACGTGCGGCGGATGCAAATCAGGTCATAGAGGCTCAGAAAAACACCATCATATCTGCGGCCACGCAGTCCTTGTTTGACAGTACCGCCGACATCATGCGAACGGGGTTTGGTGAGCAATCGGCAATCTACAAGGTCGCTTTTGCTGCGAGCAAGGCATTCGCTATCGCGGACTCGATGGTGAAAATCCAGCAGGCTATAGCAAGCGGTGCAGTAAGCGCGCCTTATCCGGCCAACATCATCGCTATGGCCTCAATCGCTGCGCAGACCGCCAGTATCGTCTCAAATATTCAGGCTGTTTCAGGCGTTGGCTTCGCCTCCGGCGGTTACACCGGCCCCGGTGGTAAGTATCAGCCCGCGGGTATTGTTCACAAAGGTGAGTACGTCTTCGACCAGGCGTCAACGAACCGGATCGGCGTGTCTCAGCTTGAGGCACTTCGAAATGGCCAACCGCTTGATGCAACTCTGGGGCGTACAGGGTTTGGTACTGGTGTTCAGAACGTTAACAGCGATAACCGTAGGCAAACAACTGTACACGCGCCGATTAATCAGGAGTTTCATCTCCAGGGTATTACTCCGGAGCAGTTGAGCGCTACACTCAATCAGAATAATCGACAGCTTTCCAGGCAGTTAAAAGGTGAGCTCACAAAGGAGGTTACCATGCCACAAGGGGCTTTTGGCAACGCTCTAAAAGGAAACTATACACGACACGGTCCTAGGTAAGCTAAACTGCATTAGCTGAGACTTGATTAGGTAGGTAAGTCTAACAATCTGAGTAGGTGCAAGAAAACACAAGGATCTTATTAATGGAAGCGTTGTTAACATTTACATTTAAAGACTTTATAGCTTTTATGATTCCTCTTTTTATTGGCGGGCTTATCTTCAATAGGAGACGTAAACGTAAGGAGGTCCGAGTGAAGTTTTCATTTCTTTGGCTTGTTTTGATAGTTGGTGGAATTCTTGAAATATGTGATGAGATTTACACAACTTATTCCTATAGGCATAATCACTTATATAATAATGATACGCTTACAACCGTGTTTAACTATGATTTTGCAAAAATTGTTTTTTGTGGGGTTTTGATCTTTGTTTCTATTGCGCTTCTTCTTCAGGAGTTGCTTTTAAACAAGCAGTCACATTGACGTATATTTCCTGTCGGCACATCGCCCTTTTTTATTTTGATGTGGGGCTGTGCCGAAACAATGTAAGCTCACATTAAAGTCAATAAAATTAATATATTGATAATGCTGTTTTTTCTGATTTCTTTTAGCTCTTAAGATGAGTTGATAAATATATCGCCTTGTGTGTTTGTGTCGATTTAATAAGATTTTTATCTTCGTTAATCTGAACCAAAAAATCAGAGATTTCTTCGATTCCATCGTGCTTTATTCTGAAATGAATATCCTCCTGAGGTTAATGGTGAAATTTTATTCGAGATACTTTACCGGGAGACTGCATGACTGATATCAACTACCCACATGACAGCCTCCCTATGCCATTACAGGAAGGATACGGATTCCAGCCTGTAAGCCCGTTAAAACGTACCCAGTTAATCACCGGCCGCGCGCGGCAAAGGCGAGCTTATACGTCCACGCCGACGCAGGCCAGCATCACCTGGTTTATGGAAACCGATGCGCAGGGACTGGCGTTTGAGTCCTGGTTCCGTGATGCGTTATCTGACGGGGCTGCATGGTTCATGATGAAGCTGCAGACGCCGGCAGGCATTAAGTTTTACAAATGCCGCTTCACAGATATTTATCAGGGACCGGTGCTGGTGGCCCCGATTTACTGGAAGTACACGGCGACGCTTGAATTATGGGAACGCCCCCTTGCTCCTGCCCCATGGGGTAATTACCCGGAATGGATCGTCGGCAGCTCACTGCTGGATATTGCGCTGAATAAGGAGTGGCCCAAGGCTTGATTAAAACCGTTTCTCCTTCATAATCACTTGTGTCGATTTGTGGGAAAGTCCTTCATGCCGCTCCGTAGCCGGAGCGTGAAATAAAGCGCGGAATAGCGATCCTGCCGGTGAGGGTACACCCACATTCGACACCAATTTTTAAGGTCATCTTCGGGTGGCCTTTTTTATTGGGTAAAAATCATGACAATACTCAACCGCCTCTACGCCAGCAGCGGGCCGGAGGTGATCATTGAGACGCTGCAGATCACCATTGGTTCTGACGTCCATTATCTGTGCCAGGGCTACGAGGGTATTACGGCAACGACGGAGAACGGCGATACCGTAACGTTTACCGCCTGTGCGATAGACATTGCTCTGCCGGCGCGCAATGCGGACGGCACGCAGGACCTCAAATTTGCCCTGTGCAATATCGATGGTGTTGTGTCCACGGCGATCCGCTATGCGCTGGCTAACCGTCTGTCTGCATTGCTGACGTACCGGCGTTATATCTCCACGGATTTAGCGGCCCCTGCGGAAGTGCCGTATACGCTGAAAATCAAGTCTGGTTACTGGACGGCGACAGAGGCGCAGATTACCGCGGGTTATATGAATATCCTTGATACAGCCTGGCCACGTTACCGCTACACGCTACCTGTATTCCCCGGACTGCGTTATATCAGCTAAGGAATCCCAATGTTTAACCCTGATAAATACCGTTCAGTCACCTGGCTGAAGGGCGGGCGCGTATACCCGCAGCTCGACTGCTTCGGCATTGTGAACGAGATACGCCGCGACCTGAATTTACCCGTCTGGCCCGATTTTGCAGGGGTCACCAAAGACGACGGCGGCCTCGACCGGGAAGCGCGCCGGATGATGCTTACCCTTGAGCGCTGCGAACCCTGCGAAGGGGCCGGGGTGGCCTGTTATTCCGGGTCGACTGTCACCCACGTAGGGATCGTGGTCAGTATCGATGGTCTGCTGCATGTGGCGGAATGCAATCCGGGAACGAACGTCACCTTTCTGCCGTTGCCGCGGTTTAAGCGGCGATTTGTCAAAGTGGAGTTCTGGCAATGACCATTCGTTTTTACCCGTCCCGGCTTCCCGGTGAACCACTCGAAACGCATGAGCATGGTGTAACCAGTATTCGCAAGTGGCTGGTGGCAAATGTTGAAGGCTACGAGGATCGGGATGTCCCACCGCTGACCGTTGAGGTTGAGGGGCTATTAATTCCGCCAGGCGAGTGGGCTAAGTGTGTGATTCGCCCTGATAGTGATGTCAGGCTTTATCCGGTTCCCTTCGGGCTGGAGGCCGCCACAATCGCGTGGATCGGCGTCGGTATCTCCGTTGCCGCTGCAGCCTATTCGTACTTTATGATGAGCAACATCGATACGGGCGGCTATACCTCATCCACAGGGCGGAGTCTCGACCTGAACCCGGCAAAGGCGAATACCGCAAAACTCGGTGATGCCATTCGTGAGGTATTTGGCCGGGTGCGTATCTACCCTGATTATGTGGTGCAGCCGGTTACCCGGTTTGATGCCGCCGATCCTACGAAAATGCGCGTCCAGATGCTGCTGTGTCTCGGTGTCGGTGATCTGATTTATACCAATGGCGATATCAGGGTTGGCAGTACGCCAGCTTCAACGCTACCGGGATTCAGCAGCACCCATTACCCGCCAGGCGCGGACGTTTCCGGTGATGAGCGCAGCGAAAACTGGGTCAACTCCACCGAAGTTGGCGGGACGTCATCCGGCACCGGGCTGGATATGGCCCAGACGTCGCCGGACGCAGACGACATTATCGCAGACAGCATGACCGTCTCCGGATCGAGCGTGACGTTTACGGGGCTGGATACGGATGATGATGACGATAATGACGAGAACGATAACGCACTGCCGCCCAGCTGGGTCGCTGGCGCCGTGGTCGAACTTAAAGCCCCGGCGAACTACCAGATCACCACGGCGGCTGGATACAGCGTTATCGCAAGCCCGCTGCTGACGGAGATCGCGCCGGTAGTAGGTATGCCGGTGACGCTGGGGTTTAACTCTGTCGATTACGATCTGTTTATCGCGTCATATACCCCCGGTCAGGCTGCAGTGCCCGGCACCGGGGGGAGTGCGGCAAAAGTCCAGGCCAGTGCGGCCCCGACCACCTACGATTTTTCGACCAGCTCCAGCACGTTCACGATCACCTGGAAGGGGGTTACCTACCCGGTGTCGCTGGTTGCTAACTACGTCTCGATGTCGGGACTGCTGGCGGCCATCACCGAGGGACTCACCGGCTCCGGCCTGGTTGCGCAGGACAACGGTGGCACCGTACTGATAACCGAGTCGGCCAGTCCGTTCGCGGGTGGGGCGATCACGTCCTCTTCGCTGCCTGCAGCTGTTTTCGGTGATGCCCCGGTTTACACCTCCGGCACGGCATCAACCGGCGGCAGCCCGGCGGTAACGGCGAATGTGACACTCGCCTATAACTCTGCCACGGGAACGGCCTTTTCCGGCATGCCGGAGGGGGTGCAACGGCTTTCACTTGCTCACCGCGGGAATGAGTACCGCATTGTCTCTGCCGACGGCACGACGGCGACGGTGGCGCGCCTGGTTAACGGTGCCGTTGATGAGTCATGGCCGGGTTTCACCGCCAGGACGATGATTGACTATGAGGCCACTGGCCTTAACGACACGCTGAGCTGGCTGGGGCCGTTCCTCGTATGCCCTGAAAATGAAGTAGTGGATGCGTTCGAGGTGAATTTCTCCTTCCCAAACGGCATCTGTGGCTTTGACAGTAAGGGCAAAAAACGGATCCGCCACGTGGAGTGGGAGATACAGTATCGCGTCTACGGTTCCGGATCGGGGTGGGTGAGTCACCAGGGCGAGTATGCGCTGAAAAACGTCAACGGGTTAGGTTTCACTGAGCGGATCACCCTCAGCTCTCCGGGGCTGGTAGAGGTTCGCTGCCGTCGGCGCAATGAGCAGGGCTCAAACAACGCGCGAGACAGTATGTACTGGCAGGCACTGCGCGGGCGACTGCTGACGCGCCCTTCATCCTATCCCGGCGTGTCGCTGATGGCGGTGACCGTTGAGACGGGCGGGAAGCTGGCGGCGCAGTCGGACCGCCGCGTAAATATTGTGGCCACGCGGGCCTACGACTCAGGAACGGCCAGAACCATTTCTGGGGCGCTGCTGCATGTCGGGAACTCGCTGGGACTGGAGATGGATGCAGACACCATCAACGTGCTGGAGTCTGCATACTGGACGCCACGCGGCGAGTATTTCGACTTTGCTACCGGCGACAGTATCTCAGCGCTGGAAATGCTGCAGAAGATAGCCAATGCCGGGAAGTCACGTTTTCTGCTGAGTGATGGCCTGGCGACGGTCAACCGTGAGGGGATTAAGCCCTGGACTGGCGTGATCACTCCGCATGAGATGGTGGAGGAGCTGCAGAGCGGATTTACCGTACCGTCCGACGATGATTTTGATGGTGTCGACGTGACATACATCAACGGGGTCACCTGGGCAGAGGAGACCGTTAAATGCCGGACGCCTGATAATCCCACGCCGGTGAAAATCGAGAACTACAAACTCGATGGGGTACTGAATCAGGATCACGCCTACCAGATCGGCATGCGTCGCCTGATGAAATACCTGCAGCAGCGGGTGACGTTCCAGACCACTACCGAGCTGGACGCGCTGTGCTACAACACGGGCGATCGCATTGTGCTCACGGATGATATTCCGGGTAACAACACGATTTCCTGTCTGGTGGAGGCGATGACAACGGCTGGTGGCGTGACAACGTTCACCGTTACGGAGCCGCTGGACTGGTCTTTCGAAAACCCCCGAGCGCTGATCCGCTATCAGGATGGCTCTGCATCCGGGCTGATGGTGGCAAGCAGGGTGGGTGATTTTCAGCTGTCAGTCCCGCACCTGAGTGAGTTTGATGATCCGATGAAGGTTGACCTGTCGTCGGCAACCATTGAGCCGATCCGCCTGGTGTTCTGCGGCTCAACGCGCCATGTCTACGACGCCATTGTAGAGGAGATCGCCCCGCAGTCTGACGGAACCTGTCAGGTCACCGCTAAAGAATACCTCGAATCGTTCTACCAGTACGACGACGCCACATACCCCGGCGACGTCGCGTAATACCCCATAACAACCCCTAATTAACTCTTTTCGCTCAAACCCTCGTTTGGGCGAACACCGTTTTGGAGCAAAAAACATGGCCGAACTTAACCCGCCTTTGGGAACGACGACGCCTGAAATATTCCTGGATAACGTCAAGCGCGCTGACGAGCTGGTTAACGGTCCGGCCGGAACGGTTAACGACCGCGCAGGCGAACCGCTCGATACCTGGCGCCAGATGATGGCTAAGAATGACGAAGTTCGGCAGAACATCATCCCGCTCAGTAAGCAGTATCAGACGCTGGAAGCAGCCCAGGCGGATATCGCGAATATTCCGGTGGGCTCGACCACGTACTACCGTAGCCCGGACGACAGCGCGCTCGCAATCGAGGTGATGAACGTTGGCGGGACGCTGCAGCCTACCGGGCGCCGTATGCCTTCATATGACCTGGTGGCGGCCATCAGCCAGGCGGTAACGGCGGAGGTCATGGCCCGAACAGGTCTGATATTCAGCAGCGATGACCAGACCATGCTCTCTTTATGCGATGAATGGGGATATGAAGCCGGGCGGATCACTGAGAACAGTTTCGAAACGAGAAAACTCAGACTGATCCAGTCAGAGACAGGTCCGCTACTGACGCTGGTTGATGATTTCGGTTATGCGGTGAATCTGTTTTCCGAAAGAGGCGCGCTGGTTGCCGGAAATAATGAGTTGTCAGATTCAGAGTCGCTTATTTCCTTCCCTGATGAATTCGGGAACGAGCTGATTCTGGTTGATAAGCAGGGGCGGCTGTATGCCGGGGATAACATCATATTTGACGCGCCGGACTGGGCACGCTGTACCGTTGACCCCTTCGGGTATGTTATCGAAGGCGTGAAATTAAATGGTGATGTGGTCAGCAAGAATGGAGGCGGCGGTAGCGTCGAACCTGTGCCCTCTGTACTGGAGAGCAGCGCAGCAGCGCACTGGCTGTTTGGCTATGAGTCCACGTCGTATACAAGCCGTGTGGGGTATAAAACGCTGACACCGCAGGCCGCGCCGGAATTCAATAACAATTACATTTCGATCTCCGCCTGGGGCGGCGCGCTGATGACCGATATCCCCGATGCCGGGGAATACACTGTCTGCGCGGTGGTCAGGGTACCTGAACAGGCCCCGTTAACCGACTGCGTGGTGATTTACGGCACACAGAACGGGTATTCACTTCGGGATGACGACGACACCTACACCGGCAATCAGCTGTCGATGTTTTCCGACAGGGATGATCGGCGATGGCTGCGTGTGAAAAATTCCGGTTACCGGGGAACGTCCCGGCATTATCCGACACTACAGCCGCCTGTCGGCCAGTGGCTGTTCATTTCACATGTGGTGAAACTTGAGGGCAGCGGACTGCGTTACCAGGCAATCAGCGTGGGTGGCGAAGAATATCAGATGCTGCGCGAGGCCGATGCAGATCGCCTGATTCTTTCCGGCCGCAACATCGCCATTGGCAACGGGTGGTGTGATAACGCCATGTTCAAAACCAAAAATCTCGACATCGCTGAATTCATCTACTTCGACCATTCACTTTCTGCGCAACAGGTCCAGGCCGTTTATCACAATTCCCGCCAGCGTATGGCTGAGCGCGCACTTAACTTACAGTAAAGGAGTCTCCCTATGGGCACAGCAATTATGGCCGCTGGCACTGATGCATCAGCGTACGCAAATAATTATCTTCCGCCGGTCACTGGCCCGCTAGCCTGGGCCAATCTGGAAAGCGATCTGCTGCCGGCAGGTCGGCGCCTTAAAAACTTCGGTAGCCTCGGAGGTACCTTTGCGCTGTCCGGTATTGCTCAGCTGGTAGCAAAAGGTGTTGCAGCGGCAGCGGGTACGGAAAGCCGTCTGACTCTGGGTACCTTTACGCCGGATGCTTACACCTTCATCGTGCTGGTCGACGTGGGCCCGGATGCAGGGATACTGCGTCACCGCAATATTCGTATCAGCACGAATGCCAGCAAAAAGCTTCAGCGCGTCATGGATGCCGGTACAAGCGTTTCGGATATCACTGCGCCTGCAACGGGCGCGTTCGCCGTATTCCTGTGTGGTGACAGCACCGGGCATGCGTTTGGTATTGTGACGGCTTCAGGTATTCAGAAATCCACCTCCACGGCGGTGAACAGCGGGACGACTGCCACCTGGATGGGAGGGACCAATCAGGCAGGCCTGGCAGCAGCATGGGAAGGCTATGGTTCGGCTTTCTATGACCGAAAGCTCAGTGACAGTGAAATGGAACGGGTGGCAGAACGCCTTATTAAACGGGCGCGTTATCTGGGAGTAACGGTGAATGGCTGATTTGTCGATTTCGGTTATTTCAGACCAGGCATCTGAGAGCAATCAGGCGGGGTGGTGGCATCCCCTTGACAGCTTTCAGGGAGTGGAATGTTACGGGCTGTGTAAAGAGTACGGTACCGCCGGTTATCATCAGGTCGAAATCGTTCGCCGTGATGCCGATGGTACCCTCACGCGGGGAATGTGTAAGAACGTCGACGGGACGGTCGCGGAATTTAACAATGACGTGGGCCATAATCAGCCATCTGTGGTTGTGGACGGTGCGGGATATATCCACGTGTTTACGTCGATGCACGTTAACCTGCTGCGGTACTTTCGAAGCGCGCGCCCTGGCGACGTGTCGCAAATGGTGGATGCGACCCTGGACTTTCCGGATGTGGACTGGGTCTGGACGTACCCGATCACCGGCAGAGGTCCAGATGGTGATGTATATTGTCTGATGCGGGTCGCCAGCCGGAGCACCACCGGGGAAAATAAACGCGGGGGTATCCTTTACCGCTTTGACGTCGGCACGCTGCGATGGACCCGTTATGCGCATGTGGCTGAAACAGCCAACCGCGCTATTTACCCGGATGATATAGCCATTAACGAGGACGGCGTCCATCTTCTGTTTCAGTGGTCGGCCTACCCGTCTTCTGCCGTCCGCCATGTCGGGGAATATGGCGTCATTGGTACCGATGGACTGATGAGAACGATAAATAACACGCCCCTGCCAATGCCGGTAACGCAGGGACAGCTGGCGTATAAGCCATTGCAGCCGGGTGAAAACCCGGCGATAAGTGACGGGCTGAAAATGGGGATTCAGTCTGCGAAATTTGCGTTTGATGGCGAGGGGTTGTCGCATATCACTTACCGTTTCAGAACCGTGGATGATCCTTCCGGGACCTGGTTCAGTAAGTTCGGGGTATACGTTGCGACATGGGCTGGGTCTGCGTGGAGCGAACAGCAGATCGCGTATGTCCCGCCGGAGAGGGGAAACACTTCCGCAGCACTGGCGGCAACCGTTCAGGGGGGCAAGCGGAGGGTGTATTTTTCGGTGGAATACACGTCTTCCGGGAATACTGTCGCTGTCATTGTCCTGGCGGAAAATGCAGGTTCTGGATGGGTCTACTCGGTACTCGGCAACAGCGCTCCCACACTTCTGCGCCTGGGTGCTGCACCAGGAAACGGCGGTGACGTGCTTTACGTCTCGGCACCGTTTGAGGCTAAGGTGTATCGCTATTTTGTGCCGGAAGATTATTCCCCGGCTCAGCAATTCACGAGTTTTGATGTACTGCTGTCGACTCTGGTGTAATTAAAATCATCCCCCGGCAGTCTCCGGGGGTATGGTTAACTAAACCTTCCCGACACAGCCGCCATCTCCTCCGCAATGACCTGCAGCGCTGTTTTGCTGACCAGAGTCAGATCGTCAATTCGCGCACGGTAAAAGCGACCTGCAAAGGGTGTGGTATCCGCCAGGTTTGAACCAATGCCATTCAGGTTGATAGTCGCCGTCGGATAGGCAATTTTCCCCGTCCAGACGCCCTCATAAGCAAGGACCCCATCCAGATAAACCAGCCCCTTTTGCTGCGTGCCATCAGCCGACTCCTGATAGCGGACGCTCAGGCAGTGCAGATTGCCGTCGGCCAGACTGCCGATGTAATCCTTAATGCTGTAGTTAATGCCACGCACGCACACCGTCAGCGCCGTGATCACCCCAGCCGTGATGGTAGGATAGACCTGAATCAGCCGGTTAGCGGTAGTGGCGTAACTGGTTGCCCCAATCCCCACCCAGACATTACTGAAACCATCAGCGCCAGCATTCGCCGGATCGATTTTCAGCCAGAACGTATGCATGTAGTCTTTCATGGCCGCTGTCGGAATAAACCCCGCAGGCAGGCGCAGGTACTGGCGCGACGTTTTATCGAAAACCAGCCCACCGGAAGTGCTGTCAAAGTTCAGAGCTACCGAACCCACGCTGGCCGGGTCATCCAGAAAGCACAGATTTTTGAGCTGGGCACCGGGAGCCAGGTTCTTCGCCCCTCCTGCCCAGTTATGTTTCACATCGATCATTCCCAGCGTACCGGCATTGATGGACGGGAAATAATATAATTTTGACCCGGTGTCGTTCACCCAGTCGGTGCTCTGTTCGACCTTACCCATTATTTAACCCATCCTTTATGTTTGAGAAACTGGCAAACGAAATTTGCGTTGACTTCTGCCCCGACGTACAGCGCGCCACTCATCAGCGTCTGTGACGGATGCAGCGTGTCGTATTTCAGGGAAGCAGGTGTGGTGTCGTCGGCGATATTCTGCACATCGGTTGCATTCGCCGGGTTGTAGTGGTTTTTGAAGTTCTGCAGCAGATCAACGCCATCAATTTCACAGTAGTACTCCGGAAAGGCCGCTTTCAGCCCTGCGTTTATGGCATGGATACGCTGATAGCCAGCAGAACCGCGAGTTTCATCACCGCGGGTAAACTGAGGGCAGATACACGGCAGCGCACCAAGCGGCTTCAGGTAACTGACGATACTTTTGACGTTATTCTCCACTTCGCTGACGCTGGTTGTGTTGTTACGCCCGCAGGTCAGGATCAGAATGGCCTCATCGTGCTCAGGATACAGTACGCCAGCAGGGCGATTCTTCTTCCACGTCATGAGCGCCCTGGCGGAAATGGAGCGAGATCTGATAGTGGAGAGGACACGCGCTGGACTGGCGGTAGCAAGAGAGCAGTGTTAACCGATAATAGGTCTCCAAGGTGATCGACGGATGTGTGAGGACTATTTATAAATATTTCCCGGTCACCAGTAAAAATCATTGTGTTGTGTCGGTGTGGTTGATCGATAGACGATACCTGTATTGATCTGTATTCGAGATGAAACTACTGTGTGTGCAACCAGTATTGACTAGGGGGCTACCATGCTCCTTTATTCAAATTGATGAGATTATTACGAAAAGAAATACCATCCTGAGCCAATACATCGTGCACGTGCAAGGGAGTGATTTTTAATTTGGTGTTGAAGTAGCATATGACATAAATTTTTATCTTATAATCGTTTATTTTGGTGAGTTATGCGTAAGTTTTGCTTACGCATAATTATTATCAGTGTATTTATTTTCTGATTATCTAACTAGCAATGAAATATAATTTAGATTAATATGTTATTTTGCTTCTTAATAGATAAAATAATTCTGCGTAGTTCACACCAGATTCAAGCCCCCTAAAGGATGCTAATCTCCTTACTGCATCCAATGATATCAGTGAGTTCTCTACATTTGACATTTGAGACTCATGCTTACCAAGTATTGATATCTTTCTCTCAAGATGTTTACTTATATCTACATAAATAGATCCAGATGATTGACTCCATGATCCTGAATCCCCCCAGCCAGCAGGTGGATACTCATATGCTATTACAGACTTGGGTGAATCAGCATTTTTTGTGGTCCTGGTGGCTGCGATTGAGCATTCATAAACCCATTTATGCTCCTGATGGAATGAAGGTACAGGGATGAAAATAATATCTGGTTTTATATTTTCAATAAGTAAGTCAATCGCATTTACACATCTACTTTTACTGGATGAACACAAATCAAAGTCCTCATTATCATTAATTTTATTTATGATATGAAGAGTCGCCCCGGCTTCGAGCATGGCGTTTGTAAGTTCTTTTTTTCTCGTTTCACTGCTAACATAGATACCATTTCTCACATGCCACTCACCTTTAATTGTTACTACAGCAATGTGAACTTCTATATCATTTTCTACCGCTCTTGACATTGCTCCTCCGCAGCCTAGCTCAGCATCATCTGCGTGCGGGCTTATAATTAACCATTTTTTTGATGTGAAGAAATCAATCATTTAATTAACCCCGCTCATTTTAAATACCACTGCCGGTGTTTTTAATAAAATAAATAGATCGAAATATAAACATCCTTTTTTATAATAAAGAATATCCATTGCAACTCTTCGCTTGTATTTTACCTCATCCCTGCCAGAAACTTGCCATATCCCAGTTATACCCGGCGTGGACTTTTTATAATACTCAATTTTTTTTCCGTACTTATCTGCTTCATATTGAGATATAGGCCTTGGGCCAACAAGTGACATGTTTCCAAATAAAACATTAAATAGTTGAGGTAATTCATCTATGCTCGTTTTTCTTATCCATTTTCCAAATTTAGTTACACGTGGGTCATTCTTCATGTGGCCCTTAGCATGTAATTCTTTCAATATATTATTTTGTATCTCTATTGGCAAGGTTGATATGTCTTTCATTGATGTAAATTTATAACAATTAAACATGCATCCATTTAGCCCGATTCTTTTACTCCTATAAATAGGAGGGTGTCCACTTAATGAAATAATTATTGCAACACCAATTAAGACAGGTGAAACCATTAGTATCAGAAGTAGTGATGCACACAAATCGAAAATCCTTTTGCTTTTCATGAATCCCCCGTGCAATTATATAATGATTCAATATGTTACAAATAAACACATTTATACAATAGTTCTATAAGGCAAATAGATCAATGGTCGAGTAAATGGATTCATGATTTAATCATTTAATGCATTGATAATTATGGGGAAAATTAGGTTTTGGTAATCCCGGCTGATGTGGGAAGGGGGTATTGAGCGAAGTTGCAGAATGCTGGAGAACGGCGCTACCCGGCAGCAGGTGGCTGATGTGACAGGCGTGGACGTGAAAACAATCTACAAGTACCTCCCGGCGACTTGAAGACAAAGATTTCACTACTTTTCCTGATATGTTACGTTTGGCTTAATCAATTCATTCAGCTTTGAAAACAGTTTGGTTTGTTTGTGATGAGTAAGAAAATAATAAGTTTTAGAGATTTTCTAACTATTAACCATAACCTTATGCACATGTCCGATACATGGGCTGATTTGTGGGCGTTGATTTTTTACACACGTTTAAGTGCGGGAAGGTTGCTGTCACTCCGTTACGATGACATTGATGGTTGTTCGATAATGATACGGGAACCGGGACATCTGAAGGCGCTACGTGTTGAATCAACCCCTCCAGTGGAGGGGATCATTGCTCGTAGAAGAGAACGCTATCCAGAAGATGTTTTTTTATTTCAGAGCCATTCTAACCGTGTGAAGTACCAACGCCGGCCGGTCACTATAATTGCTTTCAACGCCGCTTTACGTCGCGCCGCTAGATCATTACCAGACGTTAACGTAAGCAGTAGTAGCGCGAGAAACATACCGGACTAACCGCCTGTCCAGTCGCGTGTGGCCGATGTGACAGGCGTGGGGGTGAAGACTATTTACAAATATTTGCCAGTACAATACGGCGATAAAAAATCCCCTTGAGCAGGCACACTCAAGGGGAAAATACTACATAACATCATTGCTGTGTGCGTCTTTGCGCTCATCTATCTTCCAAGAAGATGCCTAAAGCTTCCAGATATTTCTGGTCTGAGCAGTTAAAACATTGGGTCGGTAGCCGATGTAATAGGAGGGGGTGAAGACGATTTATAAATATTTTCCAGCCGGTTAAGTTTGCTCACCTGCGAACCGTATGCAAGAGATCGCAGGTGAGCAATTTGCTATGAATGCATTGCCATAGCTGAAAAATTTTAACCTCGCATTGTTCGCAAAACCATCAAAGAGCTAAGGCCTGAAAACACTTTAAGACTTACCTCACTCGTTACATCAATGTGTTACGGCAATGACATAAATTGATAGCCAGAACCTATATTGATCTGTCGCCCTGCTAAAACTACTGTATATAAAAACAGTGTGCGCCGGGAGACCGGTAGAGATCAAGGGGTGAAAGTCCCCGACCATTGAAGGACCAGCAATCCACAGGGTCCCCGAGTCATGCGTTGCATACCGCGAGGTATGGGGCGAAGCGTTGACAGGGGTGTTGACAGGCCAGCCATTGAGCCACGAAATGTATATTAAATTACCGGGTGCCGACGTTGTACTGTTAACGGAAGGCAACATCATAGGGTGCGATACTGCGAGTGCCACATGGACCCGGCGGGGTCTGAGACCCTGGCATGTCAATACGATCTCTACGCGGGAACCGGGAGATCTCCCCTCTGACCATCTGCCAGTGTCGGAGATGGCCCGCACCGGGAAGACGAGGAGTCATAGCCGGTGATGTACGGAGAGG